GTATATAAGGCGCATAGGGTGCATACACCTTTGCACACGTGTGTAGGGGTGTATATTGCGCCATGCGCTAGGGTGTATGCTTATAGTGCGCATACACCTTTGCACATTGGTCACAGTGCCAGGCATAGCGCTCGGTCTTGACTGGATGGATCAGGATTCGCCAAGGACGAGAAGCCACTCGGATGGCTTTGACAGGACATACCCTAAAAGGACTCAGCGCTTCGCGCTGGCGCTTATGGCGCGGGAAACCCGCGCCGTTGGCGGGCTCCAGCCTGCGGAGAAGGGACGAGCCAATACAGGCGGACAAGGTAGGCGCTAGCGCGCCGCTTGTTTATGATCTTTTGCGCAAATGCTCTATTGATCTTTTGTTCTTTTGTTCCTATTCTTGCACTCGTTGACCGACAAACCCACCACCAGGAATCCAGCCATGCCGAAAATAATCTCGGTGCTCAACCAAAAGGGCGGCACCACAAAGACAACCACGTCCACCAACCTCGCCGCGTGCATCGCAGCGCGTGGCCATAGCGTGCTGATCGTAGACCTCAACAGCGACCAGGGCTCGGCGACCGACTGGGCCGCTGCCCAGGACGGCAACGACGTCGCCTGGCACGTGCCGGTTATCTCCATGGGCAAGCAACTGGCGCGCGATCTGCCGCGCGTGGCGGGCGCCTATGAGTTCGTGGTCATCGACGGGATCCCGCAGGTCAGCGAGCTAACGTCGGCAGCGATCAAGGTCGCCGACCTGGTGCTGATCCCCGTACAGCCGAGTCAGTACGACATTTGGGCGTGTGGCGACCTGGTGCAGCTCGTGAAAGACCGGCAGGAGCTGGCCGACGGCAAGCCACGCGCCGCAATGCTGGTGGCTCGAGCAATCCAGGGCACGCGCCTGGCTCGTGAAGTCGAGAGCGCCCTGCAGGGCCTAGAGCTGCCCATCCTCGAGGCGCGCACGCACCAGCGCGTCGCCTACGTTGACGGCGTGCCGAAGGGCCGGAGCGTGATGGATCTGCGACCCACCGACGAGGCGCGGGTCGAGATCGAAGCACTGACCACCGAAGTTCTGGAGATTCTGCAATGAGCCTGAGCACCCAACGCCCCAGCCAGCGCGGCGCAGCGCCGGCCACGCCCGCGCACGTCGAGAAGGCGCGCGCAGCAGTGACCAACGACCCGACCGAGAAGAAAATCCCGCTGCTGGCGCCGAAGCGCTATCACCAGGGATTGCAGGAAATTAAGGGCATGAGCGAGACGCCGGTAAAGCATCTGCTGCTCGAGGCGATCGACGACCTGTTCGAGAAGTACAAGCGCGGCGAGGGGCGGTTCGACGTCGGCAATGTCGCCGAGCTGAAACGGCGCCTGGACGCCTTGAACTGAGAGAGGCGCCCGGCCAGCGGCGGCAACCGCTGACCAGGCAGACACAAGCAAAAACCCTGAGAGGATCTAACCCATGTCAGCGAACGACTATACCACTGCGTCAAACCTACCGCTCGCCCGCATCGCCGGCCCCAAGGCTCGCGCCCTGGCCTGCGCATTCATCCTGCAGCACATGCCCGCCCGCCTGCGCGTCGACGCCCTGGCCGCTATCGCGAGGGCCGCATAATGACGACCAACCAAGCCCACGCGCTCGAGGCCGCTGCCCAGCGCATTGCCGCCGCCATGCGACGCGACTATCGCACCGTTCGCATGCTCGACCACTACCTCGGCCAGGTGCGCAAGCCAGACCCGAAAATCATCGAGATCGTGACGGCGGCCGACGAGATCGTTCGTCCGCTCCTGGACGCCATCACCGGCGCCGAGGACGAGAAGGCGCTGCTGCAGCACCGCGTTCGCACCTGCCAGACCGAATGCATCGAGCTCGCCGACTACGTCCGCGCGCTGCCCGGGCGCCTGCCCGCGCATATCGATGGCCAGGTCGACGGCGTACCCTTCCGCACCTGGCTCGAGGCCGAGGTCACGAGCGCCCCGGTGCCGAGCTACGCGCGCCCTGGACGGGAGCCCAAAGCATGAGCCGCCGCAGCAGTTCCAGCTCGCTCGAGATCCTGCTCGGCCTTCTCGGGGGCGCCCTGGTGGCGATCGGGGCTTTCATCTGGCGCGTTTACACCGCGAAGCCTAACTATCCGCAAGCGCAAGGGAATGACGACCATGACAACCGCGATTGATCTTTTCGCCGGCCTCGGCGGCTGGTCGACCGGCGCGCGCATGGCGGGCGTCGACGTCCTATGGGCGGCAAACCACTGGCCGGACGCTGTGCAGTGGCACAGTGAGAACCACCCCGGGGCGATTCACGTCTGCCAGGACTTGCACCAGGCCAACTGGTCGCAGGTTCCGGCGCATGATCTGCTCCTCGCCTCGCCCTGCTGCCAGGGCCACAGCCGCGCGCGGGGAAAGAGCTCCGGCAATCCGCAACACGACTCCTCGAGGTCGACGGCGTGGGCGGTCGTTTCGGCGATCGAGTTCCACCGGCCGGAGGCCGCACTCGTCGAGAACGTGCGCGAATTCCTGAACTGGGCGCTATACCCTGCCTGGACGGTCGCCCTCGAGGCGCTCGGCTACTCGATCTCGCCGCACCTGGTCGACTGCGCCGACCTCGGCGTGCCGCAGAACCGCGAGCGCCTGTTCCTGGTACTGACGCGCAGCCGCGCGCCCCTGCGCCTGCAGCTCCCGCGCCTCGAGCACGTTCCGGCGACTGCCTTCCTCGACTTCACCGCCGGCAACTGGTCGCAGATCCACAAGCCCGGGCGCTCCCCGGCCACCCTGCGCCGCGTCGCCAACGGTCGCCAGGCCTTCGGCGATCGATTCGTCATGCCGTATTACGGTAAGGGCTCAGGCACCACCGGGCGAAGCCTCGAGCGCCCGATCGGCACGCTGACCACCCGCGACCGCTGGGCACTGGTCGACGGCGAACGCATGCGAATGCTGACCGCCGACGAGGTGTTGCTCGGGCAGTCGTTCCCGGCCGGTACCAAGCGACCACCGCAACACGCCCTAACCGTACACCTGGCCGGCAATGCCGTGCCGCCCAAAGCGGGCGCGGCTGTCATCCGCGCCCTACAAGCCGCAGCCTGATAGGAGCCCCAAACCATGAAACTGACCAACAACCAGCAGCGCGTTTTGGATGAGCTAAGGCGAGTAGGCCGCGAGAACGCTTTCCGATATCGCGAGAGAGAGCCGTACCTGCACAAAAAAGACCTCGAGCGCCTCAGCCGGGGCGACCAGGTTTGCGCCTTCGGAATGGGCGGCCTGACTTACCAAGTAGGACACGCCGTCGGCATGAAACCTGGCGCGGTTCTCAGCATATTCAAGGCACTGGAAGGCAAAGGCCTGGTACTGCGCGAAGACCGAAACCCGGAGTACCAGCGGCCGCTTTACTGGTGGCCGGTCGGCCTGGCCGACGAGCTGCAGGCGGAACTTTCACCAACCGAAGCCGAGCAGGAGTAAAGGCCATGCATGACCCCGAACCGTTTTACGCCGACTGCCCGCACTGCGACCGCCACGAGTTCCGCGACGAGGACGACTGGTTCGAACACGTCAGCATGTGCGAATGGGAACAGGAGCAGGACCGCCTTCGAGACGAGGAGGAGTAACCCGCGCCGGATGTCACCACAACCACAAGCCCGCCACTCGGCGGGCTTTTTGTTACCCTGCGCCCGCCAACTTAGGAGGGGCTGCAGGATGAAAAAAGCAGTAATCGGGGGCGCGATCGCGCTCGGCATACTCGTCGCGCTGGTGATGGATCTGCGCGGAAAGGAAACGCGCGGCCTGGCCAACGCCCACCGCGCGGCAGGCTTCGAGCCGAGTTGCGAGACGATCGAGGACAGCGGCAACACGTGGGCCGTCTGCGAATACGCCGGGGCGCCGAGCGCCTGGGTCCAGGTCGGCGCCGATTGGGCGACGGCCAACGGCAAGGCCCGGCAGGTCGTCGATCGCCTCGAGCAGAAAGGACCAGGGCCTTACCAGGATCTGCCGCGCCTGGTCGTCGGCAATGGCTCGCCATCGATGCCGGCGACCGTGCTCGAGCGCCTGCAGTAGGGCCAGAAACGACAAAAGCCCCCACCGCCGCGAGGCAGTGGGGGCTTTTTCATGGACACAAAAAAACGCCCCACAGCCGAAGCCATGGGGCGCGCGTCACTCCTGTTTTCCGTCCGGATAACTCGCCTCGATCGTGCAGCGGTAGCTTTGCTGCCTGGATCCGCTCGAGGTCACCTTATCGATCGACCAGTCGCCACGCATGAACGATGGCCACGTCGCATCGAGCTCGACCAGGCCCTCGGCGCCGAACGCCGGATTGCCAGGGCAGTCGATCCGGAGCTTTGTTTCCTGGCGCTTGGCCTTGCGCAGCTCACCCTCGCCGGCCGCCTTAGCCTCGTCCGCGTCCTGGTAGCGCTGGCGCACCTTGCGGAACGGCTCGCTGCCCGTCTCGACAAGGATCTCCTTTCCGCTGCCGCCGTCCCACCAGGCCGTTTTAACGCCCTTGACGCGGATCCGCGCATCGCTGTCGATGCTGGCCGCGATGAACGCTTTGCTGCCTGGCCGGTTGTCCTGCGTCACCGACAGCGTGACCTTCGGCATCGGCTTGCCACTCAGCGTCTTGAGCTGCCCGCGACGAGCCAGCACATACAGATCATTGACCGGCTTCGCGACCGCATCGAAGCGCTTGGCCAGGCGCGTCAGGAACGACGCGTCGGTCTCGTTCGACTGGTCGACATGGGCGATCGCGATCGCCTCGAGGTCGGCCGCAACGCGGGGCGTAAACCCATGCCGGCCGACCACGCGGCGGAACACTTGGCCGAGCGTGGTCATGGCGTAGGTTTCGGAGCGCCTGGCCTTGAAGCCGGTCGGATCCGTGACCTTGAACGGCGCCGCCGTGGCGACGATCAGCATCAGCGCCGGGAATAGCTGCGGCGTCACGCGCGTGACCGTGAACTCGCCTTTATCGACGAGCCCGGTCTCCTGGTAGCCCACGCGTAAACCGATCTTACTGTCGAAACTCGGCAGGCCGTCCAGGCCCTCGATGTTGACCGTCAATTTCAGTTGATCCGACTCGATGCCGGCGGCGTCGACGTGCTCCCAATCCACGAGCCGCGCGTTGATCAGCGCCGCGTTCGCGCCGTAGACCTCGACGGCCGGGGTATATCCGATTTCCATCACTCGCCACCACCTTCGAGATCCTCGGGATACGCCCAAGCGCCGTCAGGCGAGACGAGGGCGCCCGGAGAACTCCCGGATTCCACGTCGCGCGCGACCGCATAGCCCAGCGGGTGCAGGATCTCGCGATTGATTCGCTCGAGCAGACCGAGGCGCGAGAGCTCGTTCCAGTCGATCCACTTCGGTTTATCCACCATGACTCCCCCTTAGTCCCAGGCCGTCAGCGGCGCCGACTGCGCGGGCGCGTTGGCCAGCTCAGGAAGCGCGACCCGCACGCCGGCCGGCAATACGGTGCCGTATTCCGCGAGTTCAGGATTGACCAGCCAAAAGGCCTCCTCGGCCGCGTCATCCGACCGGCCGAGCTCGCGATATAGCAGCGTGTTCGCCGTATCACCGGCGATCGTTCTGACCTTACGCATTGACGAATTCCGATAGCTCTAGCGTCCAGTTCAAAAGCGAGGCGGTGCCGTCATCGATGACGCGCTCCTGATCCTCGCTTACCCCGTCGATTCGCCAGCGCCCCCAGTTGCGACCGAGGCCATCCACTAGTGTGAACGGCGCCCTACTGTTCGCCATAGCGCGCAGCTCGTCGACCTTGGCCATCCCTGCGCCCCACTGTGCTTTCCCGCTCAGGCGCAAGGTTTCGAGCCCCTGGCCGGTGTTATGCGATAGGGGCTTGCTGCTGATAATGTCCAGATCGACCCAACCGCCCGTTGTCTTGCGTGCAAGGCGGTCGTAGGGAAAGCCAGTGGCGAGCCCGAACACGAACTCGCCGAGTGCCAATTGCTGCGGCATCAGTTACTCCCGTCAGTCAGTGCGGCGCCGCGCCGAACGGCGAGCGGATCCATGGCCATCATGGGCAGCATTTCGGCCTTCATCCGCTGCATGATCGAGTCGCCCAGCGCTTGCGAGGTGGCTTGGTCGGCGCCCTGGATGGTGATCACGGGCGCGAACGTGGTTTGCCGGTTGTCGGTATTGGTCACGATCTCTTTCGCGGTCGCCTCGGGCGAGCTCAGCCGGTCGACCAGGGCGCCCAACTTCTCGCCAATCCACTCGCCCGCGCTGCTGCCCGCCAGGCCGCCAATGGCCCCGCCCACCAGGCCGCCCGCAGCCGTACCAACAATGGGCACGACCGACCCCAGCGCAGCGCCCGCAGCCGCACCGGCCCACATGCCGCCGAGCCCGCCAGCGGTGCTGCCAGCAGCGCCGCCGATCTCCTCGCCGGTGCCGCCGTCGCTGATCACGCTCGCCAGGTTCATCGCGCCCGCCGCGAGGACGAGCGGCGCCGCGCCACGGCCAGCAAGGCCAGCCAGCTTGCCGGCAAGCCCCCTACCGCCTCCTCGACCACCCTTGCCGCCCTTGCCGCCCTTTCCACCTACGTCGGCGCCACCCAAGCCGCCAGCGGTTCCCAGGCGAGCCATGGCGGCGTTCAGGCGCAGGACCGCAGCGTCGGCCGTGGTAGCCGAGCGCAGTGTCGTGGCGTCGAGCTTTGCGCGAGCCAGCCCGGCCCGGTTGAACGCCTGGCCAACCATCAGCCCGACGAACTTCAAGCCGAGCGCGCCGACCTTGAGCGCGGCCAAGCCGCCAGCGGCGACGGCAAGGCCGGAGGTGATCATCGGGAACGTCTCGGCGAACCAGGACATACCGTCGACCAGGGCGCCGAGCGGCACGAGCGTGGCATTCAGGGCCGGTAACATCGCGTTGCCGACCAGAGTCGAAAGGCGCGTCAGGCGCGCGACGAAGGCATCCCAGCCACCGCGTGCCGTGTTCGCCTTGCTCTCGGCCTCGGTCATCATCGAGCCAGCACGGTCGGCCGAATTGGCCACCATGCCGAACGCTCGCTCGACCTCGCCCAGGTTCTGCAGCATCGGCATGATCGCGCCGATCGACTCCGAGCCGAACAACTGCGTAGTCAGCGCCGATTGCTCCTCGATCGGCTGCGCCTTGATGGCTTTCAGCACTTCCATGATCGTGCCCGGGGCGTCCTGTTGCATCTGCCGCGCCAGGTCGCCGGGGTCCATGCCAAGGCTCGACCAGGCCTCGCGCTGCCCCTTCGTCGACGCATCACCCTTGGTCAGCGCCGCCAGGAAGTTTTTCATGCCGGTACCGGCGATTTCCTTCTCGGTGCCCGGGTTGAGCAGAGCAGCCGACAGCGCCGCGCTTTGCTCAGGCTTCAAGCCGGAGGCCTGCCCCACCGCACCATAGCGCTTCACGACGGCGGCGATGTCGGCCGGCGAGGCGTTAAAGCTGTTGCCGAGGTGGTTCGTTGCGTTGGCCAGGTCGAGCGTTTTCTCCCGATCGAGACCCATGGACGCACGCCAGCCGGCCATGATCGAACCGGCGTCCTCGGCGCCAAGGTCGAACGCGCCGCCCATGATCGCCGCGTCGCGGGTGAAGTCCATCACCGCCCGTTGCTTGCCCTCGGACGTTTTCTCGGCGTTGCCGATGCCCGATTGCCCTGCCGCGTACTGGATCTTTGCCAGGTCGACGGCGGTGATGCCGCCGGAGGAGATCAGCCGGTCGCTCGCCAGTTTCAGGTTCGCGTTCGACATCTCCTCGCGCTGATTGCCCTCGAACTTGATCACCTTTGCCACGTCGGCCATGGCGACTTCGAGCTCCATCGCCTGCGCGACCGGCTTGGCGGCCATGTAGCCGATGGCGGCGGTCTCGACCATCTGCCCCCGGAGATCCGCGCGCGCGGCCCGATTGCCCTCGATACGCCCTTGCGCCTGGCGCACCGCTTCCAGGCGAGTCCGCTGCGCCTGCAGCGCGGCGTTCGCCTGCTCGGTCGCAGACTCGAGGCGCTTCTGCTCGGTCGCCAGCTTCGCGGTATCCACGCCGGCGCCGGTCAAGGACGTCTCGAGGCGCTTTAGCTGGTTCGCTTCCGCGCGCTGCGCCGCCTCGAGCGTGCGAACGCTCGCGGTGTTCTTGTCCTGCGCGGTCTCCAGCTTCTTGACCTCGGCCGTCGCGCCGGCAAGGGATGAGCCGAGTTGCTGCTGCGCGGCACGGGCCTTGCTGACCTCGGCGGCACTGGCCCCGGTCGCGGTTTCCAGCTTTTTGAGGGATGCGGACGCCGCCACATACTCGACGCCGAGCTGCTCGACCTTGGCCGCCGCATCGGCATGCGCGCGGCCGAGACTGGCTTGCTCGACGCGGGCCTGCTGCAGCATGACCTTCGTTTTGCCGAGCTGACCCTCGAGCTTCACGTAACCGGAAACGTCGCGCGCCGTGCTGTTGAGCTTAGAGATTTCGGTGCGCGTGGCCTTGATGTCCTCCTCGAGCTCGCCGGCTTTCTTGCTGAAATCGCCGAACGTCTTCGAGAAGGCGTCGACGGCGGCCAACCGCAGGGAATACTTCGATTCAGCCATGCCCCATTACTCCCGTTTCACGCCGAGGCGCGCGAGCGCCAGTTCATAGCGCCGCAAACCCTTGCCGGCGTCCCACTCCAGAATTTCCGCCTCGCTCACGTGGTAAACGAGGGGCACGACATCGAGGATCACTTCGATGTCGCGCTCCGAAAGTAGTCCGCCGGTTTGTTCAAAAAATCACTTAGCCGCCCCTGCAACTGGTGCCAGTCGGGCAGCGACAACTTCACGATGTCTGCCGGCGGAATGCCGGCGCAATGCGAGCTGATGAAGTCGGCGGCCTTGATCGGATCCTTCTCGGCCATCATCACCTTCGTCGCCTTCATCGTCGGCACCTGCAGGCGGATGCGGTCGATGGTCTGGCCGAAACTACGGATCGGCACGAGCAGCGGCGCGTCGTCCGGGTTTTCCGGCTTCTTTCCGGTGAAGAAAAAGGCCGGCTGGTTGACGTATTCGGCGAGCCAAGCGGAAAGACTGACGTAGTCCGGGCGCTTGAGCTCCTCGATCGTCTCGAGCGTCAGGCCGGTCGCCAGGACAGCCAGCTCCTCGAAACGGGCATCCTCGTCGGCACCGGCGCGAGCGAGCGCGGCGCGATGCTCCTCGACGGTGAAGGCGCGCGGGTTCAGGGTTTCGAGTTTCGAGCCGTCGGGTAGTTGAATCGGCCAGTGCAGCGGCAGCGGTTTAGGCGTCCAGGTCATGCGGGTTTTCCTTCCAGAAACGAAAAAGCCGCCCGGAGGCGGCTTTAGGTGGGTTGCGGCGGTTACACCATGCCGACGAGTCGGCGGGCGCCCTTGATCATGTCAACGCCGTTGATCACGATCTTTTGCGTGCGGGTGTTGATGTCGATCACCGGCACGCCCATTTCGGCGCGGGTGTAGGTGATGAGGGCTATCTCGAGAATCGTGACTTTCTTGTCCTTCATCTTGAGGGTTTTCTCCTCGAGCTTTTTCAGCTTGCCGCCACATACGTGGTAACTCACCCATTCGTTACCGTCGCCATCCTCGCCGGCTTCTTGCACGGTCAGCAGGACGTTATCGCCCCCGCTGACGCCGAGGGCGGTCATGATCGGCAGGCCGACGCCCTGGATCGTGAGTTTCGCGGTCAGGGCTTTCAGGCCCTTGGCCTGCTCCTCGCTGATGAAACGGCCGCCCTGGAACTCCTCCATTTCGAATTCGATCGGGGGCGGATCGAACTCCTCAAGGGTCTGCATCAATGGCAAACCTTGCAGGGTTGCCGCCATCGCTTGTCTAACGCGGTTCGTGAACATTAAAGGACGTCCTCCAGGAACTCTTCGATGATTTCATCGGTGGCGTTGAGCTGGTAGATCATGTGCTCGTTCGGCGCGTAGCGGCCGTAATCGATGCAGACGTACCAGGTGCCGTTTTTGTACTTCTCGACGCTGTTCAGCTCGGGGTGCAGGTAAACCCGCCCGCCCGGGATGGTCTCGTCGGCCACGAGCGTCTGAATCCAGTCGTCAATTCGCTTGACTTCCTGCTCCATGAACGACGTCGTCAGATTCTTCGCCATCGCCTTTTGCGCCGCTTTCACGAGCTTTCGGGTGATGGCGTCCTCGAGGCCGACGTAACTGATGAACTTGCCGGTGATCGAGCGGTTGCCGATCAGCGAGAAGCCGCCCAGGGTGGTCCGCGCGTAGTAGCTGACGCCGTAGCGGTTGAGCAGATCGCCCTCGGTCGACTTGTCGAGGATGTTGTACTCGACGGTGCGCGACACGTCGGCCGCGTAGGTCACCTGGTTGCCCGGGCTTTCCCACTGCTTGACCGCGGCCATGGCGGCGATAGCCAGGCTCGAGGGCGGCAGGAACACGTTGGCCTTTGCCGCCTTGGAGTAGATCGCCGGCATCTGGTGCACCATGTAGCCGCGGTCGTAGCCAAGGGCAGCACCGCCGATCGCCTCGCTGTTGGTCACCTGGTTGGCCACCGTGGCGTCGAGGCCATCGAACACAAAGCGCGCGCGGATCCGCTTACCCAGGCTGGCCAGCTCGCTGTGCACTGCCTGCTTATCCGAGAAGCCAGGGGCGCCGATGATGGTCGGCACCTCGGCGCAGTTGGCCAGGGCCTGCAGGCCGAGCTTCTGCCCGGACGTGGCATCGACACCACCGATCACCGCGTTAACGGTGTCGGCCGGGGTCGCGCCCGCCTGCACCACCACCACATAGACCGGCACCTTGACCACTTTCAGGATCTGGTGGACAGCATGGTAAAGCGTGCCCTCCTCGGTTCCGGTCGGATCCAGCAGCGCGGCCAGGGTAAAGCTGTTGATGCGGAAGGGGGAATTCAGCGGGATGCTGGCGTCCTTTTTCGGCGCGGTACCGACCAGGCCGACGACGTTGTCGCCAAGCCCACCCATCGCCTCGGGAGATTCCGTCGCCTCGATAGAGACGCCGTTGTGCTCGAAATTGGTTACCTCGGCCATGTTCAGTCCTTAGCGGTGGTTTTCTTGGTGGTAGCCGGCGCGGCCGTTTCGGCCTCGAGATCGGCAGTCAGTTTGATGCGGCCAGCCTGGCGCAATGCCTGGGCCTCGACCTCGAGCAGATCGACCTGGTCGCCCTTGCTCGTCCAGTGGCCGCCGCCCTTCGGGTAGGGCACGAGCACGGTGTAGTTTTTGCGGTTGGCCATGGTGGCGTTCTCCCTAGATGGCTTTCGCCGGGTTGATCTTGAAGGTCATGCCCTTGCCGGGCTCGGCGGTGTCCTGGTGCGCGGGCTTGATCTTGTAACCAAGGCGCACCACAAAGGCCCTGGCAGGCCCATAGGGCAGCGCCAGATAAAAGCCATACCAACGGGAGACCCCGCCCCGGCGGCGTGCGCTGACGAACTGCCAGCCCCCTTGCCCGGGCTTGTCCTCGACGGCGTAGTCGCCGAGGTAGCGGATCTCGCACTCGCTCACCGGGCAGTTGAAGCCAGGCACCAGGCGCAGGTTGTTGACCGGATTGCGCACCGCGGCCCACCACCAGCGCGCGAGCCACGAATCGACGGCGAGCCAGTCGACCGTAAAGCCGAGGCGGCGCAGCAATGGCAACAGGCCGAACAGCACCAGGTCGTCGCAGTTGTCAGCCCACCAGCGACGCTTGTCGCCGTCCAGGCCGTCGAAGTCATTGCCGAACAGCCAGGCCCAGGCCGGCAGGTTCCAGATCCGCCGGCTATCGCTAAGCGAGAAGCACGGCAACGCGGACGGCAGCGCTATGGCCACCACCGGCAGGCCGACGATGATCAGCGCCACGCGCACCACCAGGAGCACCGACCATTGCAGCAGGGCGAGCAGGATATCGAGGCACGACAAAGCGCCTCGCTTGAGTCGATCAAGCATGGTTGTTTTTCCTTGCAGGTAGAAACGAAAACGCCCCGATAGCCGGGGCGTCAATCAACAGTGATGGCGAGCGCCAACGGCATCAGGCAGGCCAGGGATACTCGGCCTTAATTTCCGCATAGCGCACCGCGCCCTGATCACGCAGAGCCTCCCAGCCGGCTTCGCCCATCGCCTGCATCCGTGAAACCTCGGCGAAGAAACGATCAGACCCCGCGACCGGGTCGGCGTAGGCCGCCAGGCGCTGCGCCTCGATCTGCTCAACAGTAAGGGGAGGAGGTAGCGCTTGCTCCGCTAGGAATGGGCGACCGGCTTCGTCGAAGTCGATCAGCTTGCCATTGGATTGACCTTCAATCAGCGAGGCGTGCTCTTCATCGGTGATTTCCACGGCGTCTAGCGGGATACCGCATTGCGGGTTTTCCATTTCGATAACAGGGCATACAGCCTCCATATCGGGAATCTGGATGACTTTTGCGGCTTTGCTGTTATTGGTGATCGAGTTGTCACCGATAACGAGAATTTCGCCGGGCTGGACGGTAACCTGCTTTTCAGGGCGCACCCATTCTGGGTCGGCAACAAGAATAGTTCTTGCGCCGTGGATTTCGGCGACATAGAAGCCGCGAGTTGTTTTAGATGCGAACATTTATTGCTTCCCCTTAGTAGCCAATGGCGAACCATTCAATGCCCATCGCCGTTGCAGCACCTACAGACCCGCCAGATGCGTTAGTTGTATAGAACGCAAAACCGCTAACGGTCTGCAAATTGACGCTAGCCGAAGCATTGTATGGCGCGCTATTTCGAGGGGTGAGGAATGTTCTAAAATGTGAATTCGGAAAGGCGATAGGCAGCACGACACTGCCGACGCCTGAGCCATTGGATGTTGCAACTCCCCATTGGATGATAAAAAACCCGGTCGGCGAACTGGCATCCGGTATTCTTTTCACGCCATTTGGCAAAAGCGTTGATGCTAAACCCGGTTGAAATTTATCGCGGGCGGTGCCTGAAACGGCAAGCCATAGAGTGCCAGCACTGACCAGCGTCAGCGTGTCACCAATACTCAGCGCGTAGCTGACTTGGGCGACACCGTTTGCGCTCATAGTGTCCGCGCCATTTCTGAGGATTGACGCCCCATTCTGGCCCGTACAAATGAATGTGAAACTCGCCCCCTTTGGGACGCTGGATAGCAGCGGAAGTGTGGTGTTCAAAGCCCCCGCAATCAGGTTAATTACGGCGCCGGCTTCACTAGCAAGAAGAACCGACGAGGTGTTCTTGCTTATTTGGTCTTGGAAGTTACCCAGCGCGGCAAGCGGCGCAAAGCCCTGCGTCACATTCTGAAAAACCAGCGCCGTGGTGCCGAGCACAATGGCGCCATCGGTCACCAGCTGCCAGCGGGTGTCGGCCAGGGTCGCACCCTGCTCGATGGCCACCACCAGACCCGAGGTCACCTCGGGCGATCCATCGGCATCCGCAACGCGCAACCAGGCGCCGGCGGCAGCAGCATAAATGCCGTTATCCTTGCCGGCGGCCTGATTCTTGACCAGTACGCGGTCGCCCGTCGTCAGAGCCGCAGTCCAATCACCACCCGCCTGCACCGCCAGGCCAGCCAGCCCGATAGGCGCCGTGGTCGTGTAGCGCACCGACTGCTTGTGGTCGAGCTTGGCGATCGAGCGATCGACATAGTCGATCGAAGCCATGACGACCGTCGGGTCGGTTTTCAAGGTGACCGCCGAGGTGCTCGAGGTCAGGATCACCATGCGGATGGTTTTGGTCTCGTCGCTGCCCTGGCTTTGCACCGGCTTGTACTGCTCGGCGTGATTGCCGACGTAGATCAGGTCGCCCGCCGTGTCATAGAGCCCCAGCTCGCGGATTGTCCAGCCGCCAACCTCGGCGGGGATCACCAGCTCGGCCACCAACCAGTTAGGGTTGGTCTCGTGCTGATAGAGCTGGTTTAGCTGGGCGCGATACACCTCGTGCACAAGCGCAAGCGCACCGGCGCCTGGCGAAACGATCGCGCCGTTACCGTCGCCGATGGCCATATGCGAGATCTGCACAGGCAAATTATTGGCCTGGCCATAGGTCATTTTGGCCGTGCCGACAGCCGTCGGCAGGGAATAAATTTGATCTGCTGGGGTCATTGCGGATACACCGTTGTGGTCGAGATCTCGACAAGGCCAAGGCCGTAATACAGAAGGCCCTGCACTTCGCTCTCGCGTTCGGAATAGGGATAAACAGTGGTCGTGCTGCCCGTGCTCACAGCGGCGCCGTAGTACAGGAAGCCCTGCACCTCGCTGATGATGTCGAGCGAGAGCTCGTCGCGTTCGGCCTTGGCGTCCGCCAGGCGGATACCGAGGCGGCGATTCGACTCGGCGTCGAAGGCACCCAAAGCGCGGGCCACCACGCGGATGCCGTAAGGGCTACCGTCTGGCGTTTCCGCGTGCCAGGCGATCACCTCGGGCAGCAGGCCGAGCGATTCGACCGCCAGGGCCAGTGCCTTGCGGGTACCGGCCAGGCGCTTGATGGCCCAGGCGCTGGCCACCGTCTCGCGCTTCTCGCTTTCAGGCGCCGCCGGATCCCACTCGCTGACGCCACGATCGGCTGCCAGGTACGGCAGGAACTCGGCCGGGGTGCGGCGCGGATCCATCAGCTCGGGGAATGGTGGCTCGATGCGCTCCAGGAGCTTGGCTAAAGCCAGGTCGAGACCCGCCTCGAGCAGCGAGCGGTTGGGCGGCAATACACTCAGGCGGGGCGCTTCATCACTCATAGCGTCCTGACCTCGACGGCAATTTCAGTGCAGTACGGAGCCTCGTGCGCGGCGCCCTCGATCGGCACGAGCGGCTCGAGCAGCTCGAGGCGTTCGGCGCCGGCGGCGTGCAGCTCGTAGTCGATCCGGCTTGGATCCACATAGCCGCCCAGGCGGTGCCGTGAAGCGGCGTAGGCCGCGAGAGCCGTCTCGGCTGCGACCTTGGTCAGCTGCGAGTCAGGCCCCGGGCTGATGTAGGCGATCGCGCGGATCTTGTAGGGTTTGATGGTGGCGGCCTGCACCGTGACGAGATCCGTCTCGGGGCGCACGTCATCACGCGCAAAGTGCGCCACCTCGGCGGCCAACAGCTCGGCGCTGGGCGTGCCGTTGCCTTCGCGGGAAAGCACCGTAACCGCCACTTGCCCCGGGGCAGTCTGGCGGCCGTTGGCGTCTTTCACCTTGGCCACGTTGCTGTCGGCCTCGAAGGTGTACGTCACCACCACCTTGCCGGCCTCGGGGGCTTCCACAGTCACCTTGGCACGCTCGCCCAGGGTCATGGCCTCGCGCCGGTAGTGCAGGCGCGAGCCTGCAGCAGGGGCGTGTGGCGCCAGGTAGTAACGCAACCGAAAGTCGGCGTCCTCCTCGAGCACCGGATCAACCGGCGGGAAGGCGTTCGGATCGCCTGGGCTGATGGTGCGACGCTCGAGGCCGAGATCCGCGCCGCGGGCGTCCAGGTTGCTGCCAGTTGCCCACCAGGCCAGCAGCTGCTTGATGCGGGCGTTGTATTTGCGCTCGTGCGTCTGTAGCCGCACGGTGAAGGCCTCGAGGACCATCGTCAGCAGCTCGCTGTCGTTGTCCAGGGACTCGGCCAGGCGCTCGGCCTTGGCCGGATCTCGCGCGGCCACGTAAGCCAGCACCTCGGCCTTGAACTCGGCCAGCAGCGGCTCGAACTGCTCGACGTTGACGATCTCGGGCTCGGCCAGCTGGTTGAGCCCCGGAATAAGCATGCTCACGTGACCACCTCGAACGACATTTTTCGGTTTTTCCAGGTGCCGGCCAGGCGCAGGCGTAGCCCTGCGCCATCACGGGTCGCGATAACCGTCTCCGGCTTGAATTCGCTGATGCCGTTGGCCGCGTTGTAAAAGGCGTCGATAGCATCGCCCTGCGCGAGGATCAGCAGGCCGTCGCCCATGTTTTTGGCCAGACGCGTCGGCAGGCGGCACCCATACAGCGGGCGCTTTTGCCGCGTGCCGAGCGGCGTCGTCAGGGCGCGGGTCGCGCGCTGGACGAACTGCGGCCAATCGTCGACGGTGGCGCCCGTGTCGCGGTCGATTCCGATCATGCTGGTACCCCGCCGAGGCTCGGCCCGCCAGAATTCAGGTGATGGTGATCCTTGCCGATGTTCTTGCCGTCGTGGTCGACAGCGCCACCGATGTGCGAGAAGCCCGCGGCGGTGACCTCGAAGCCCACCGCGCCGAGCATGACGACGACGCCCTCGCGATCGGCTTTCACCGACAGCGGGCCGTTCTGCCAGTTGAAGGCGTGCGCGGCGTGGTCATAGCTGCTTTCGGTACCGTCCGGATATGTGCGGCGGACCAGCTCGGCCGCCGTCGAGGCCAGCGGGAACGAGTCGCGCGGCAGGCCGCACAAGGCGACCGACTGCGCGCTGCCATCGCCGCCGCCATAGTTGATCAGCAGGCATTGCTCGCCGACCGAGGGGTGACGGGTTTCGTTCACCTCGCCGGCGGCTGGGTTGAAGTACTTCACCGGCGGCGAGGTCAGGTCGCCGTGGCTGACCGTGCATGTGCCGGACGCCGTGTCGACGCTGGCCACGGTACCGAGACGGGCCTGCCCCTCGGCGCGGCGCTGCAGGTCGTCGATTTCCGCCTCGAGCTCGAGGAGCCGATCGAGGATCGGCGCCAGGGCGATGCGCAGGTATGCGTCAAACATTACGCCCCCTCGAGCGGTACGAACTCGTCCTCGGTGCGGGGCGAATCATCGTCGAGCCGCCACGAGACCAGCGGCATGCCGGTGATGCGTGGCTCCTCGATTGGCAGGCCTGGCGTAATCACCTGGCGGAACGTCACGCCCCAGGCGTCATAACCGTCGTCGCCCTTCTGGAACATCGACGGGCCGCTGTGCAGGTCGCACGGCACCTCGCAATTCAGGCCGCGGAATCCCCAGCGGTTGAGATCCGCCAGGCGCTCGAGGCATGTGGCTAGGTTGCCCGCCTCGAGCGCTGCAAATTTGCGCGAGCGGGCGACCACTGCATGCAGGGTCACGCTCACGGTATGGGCATAACGCCCGTCGTTCTGCCGCTCGCTCGGCGACGTGCGCTCGAGTTCGATCAGCACGGTCGCGTCGCCGACGGAACCGTCCCACTCCTCGTAATTCGCCACGTTGACGCCCAGGCCTGCGGCATGGATGGCTTCACCGATCGCGAAAAACAGATCCGACAGCTTGTCGAGCGGCCGGAAAACCTTACTGACTGAGGACATAACGGGCCTCTTGTTCGAACAGCTCGGCGAACCGCTCCATCGCGCGCTTTTCCCAACGCGACAGCACGTCCATGGCCGGACCGTCCCAGTCTTCCGTCACGCGCTCGATCGGTAGGCGCTCGCGGCCCTTGCGCCGCCAAACAAGGCGATGCCGGGTTTTCATGGGGGAGATAAACGCGTCGTCGTAGGTACGGTGCCCGACCTTGACGCCGGTCGGGGTCTGCTCAGGCGTGCCCAAGTAATGCACGCTGATCGGGTTAAGGCCGACCCACAATTTGACTTCGCTCGCGGTCGATCGGCTGTTGATGATGTAGCGGTGCCGAACCGGGCTTTGCGTGATGCGCAGCTCGCGGGCGATTTCCCGCGTGCTGTGCGTGCGCAGCCATTGCGCGGTTTTGCGCAGGGCACGGGCGGCGGCCAGGTCCAGTTTTTTGGGGGCGTCCCGGAGGAGTTCCTCGACGCTGGCCCAGCCGTCCGCCTCCAGGTTTAGTTCGTAGCCTGCCATTTGCCGCGCTCCGGCTTGGATTCCCGCGCCCCGTAAGGCACGAGGGTCATCAGCGAGCGGATCCTGCCGAGCGGCTCGACGTTGGCTATCGACCAGCCGACGCCGTCGAGCTCGAGGCGCTGCGCGCGGTAGAGCTCGGGCACGTCGCGGGTCGCGATCTGGACTTTCACCTGGTCGGGCCGAACGCGCAGGTTCGCCGCGTTGGGATCGATGCCGGAGCGATACAGCGGCCCGGATCGATCGCGCGGATTCTGCATGCCGAGGATCTCGCGACCTGGCTGGCCGTCCACGATCAGCACGAGCCGGAGCCCGAACTCGTCCGGATCGAAGAACGCCTCGAGGTCATCCTCGCCGATCACTTCGACTTAGCCGCCGCGACCGGCTTTTCGGCTGCAGCCTTGGCCGCTTCCAAGGCCTTGACCTCGACGCCGAGGGTTTCTTTCTGTTTGCCCAGGTCGTCGACGTCGGACTCGAGCGCCTGCAGATCACCGGCGAGCTCGGTTTTCCGCGCCTGCAGCTTTTCGAGCTCGACCTCGAGGGCGCGTTTCTGCGCGGCCAGTGCGTCGACGTCATCGAGCAGCGCCTCGGCCTCGGCCACGTCGCCCTGATACTCGGCGATTTCCTCGGCGGTGGCAGCACGGGCGATTTTGGAGCCCTTCCATTGATTCGCGAGGCGCTTCTCGACCTCGAGGGTCGTGCCGACCGGGATCAGATCGCCGTGCTGCATGATGTCAGTCAGCAGGACGATAAATGCGGTCATTACTTGCATTCCCATGTTCTTTGCTCCCGCAGGTCAGATAAAAAAGGGGGCCGAAGCCCCCTCACCTGCCCGCATCAGGTTCTATTTACGCCGCCTTCTTGGCGATGACGAACGACTCGGTGCGGCGGATGGCTGCGTCGACGTCCTGGAAGACGCGGAGCATCAGGCCATCGCTACCGGCCAGCGCGTAGGGGTCGGGCTTGAGATCCAGAACGCCCCACATGCCGCAGACGATCTGCGAAAAGTCGCCGTAAACCCAGGTATTGGCCGGCACCTGGTTGCTCGCGGTTGCCTTGTAGCCGTTGACCTCGTTGTCACGGGTCCACACGCGCTCGCCAGTGTTGTCGAACACTTGTTTACGCTTGGCCGCGCCGCGCTGGGTCGGGCTGGTCAGATAGGCCAGCGAATCGCCCTCGACGTTGAAGGTCGACGCCTTAGTTTCCATCTCGACGACCGCATCGAAGTCGATGCCGGTGGCCAGGTAGGACATGGCCGGGATGCCGGCAGCGTTCAGCAGGCCGAGCGGCATGTTGTCGGCACCGGTGCCGGTCAGCATGGCCAGGTCGATCGCAACGCCCAGGCCGTCGATCAGGTCGCTGATGATCAGCGCCTCGATGGACTTCGAGGCCTGCTTGCGCAGACGGCGGGTCACCGGGATCGCGCCGCCGATGGTTTTCGGCGACAGCGGCACGGTGCTCAGGTCGAACGAGCTGTCGGGCACGTTCTGACCTTCGCCGAGCCAGTAGAAGTTCGAACCGCTGACCTTTTTCGGCAGATCCAGGTCGCCGACCAGGCCGCCGAGCAGGCGCATGCCGAGGCGAGCCATGATCGTCTTGTTGCGCAGGATGTCGACGAACTCGCTGATGCGCAGCTCGGTCGCGACCAGCTCGCCACCCTTGCCGACTTGACCTTTCGACATACCGGCGCGATAGCCGGCCATCAGCAGGTCATGCGGCACGTAGAAGCCGCGAGCCTCTTTCTTGAGGGTATCGCCGAGGGCGATGTTTACCTCGCGCTCGAGGCCGGCTTTCGACCAGTCCTTTTCGGCGTAGGCGTTCATGGCGCGCATCAGCGAGTATTCGCCGATTTCCTTATCGGTCAGGCCGAGGGAACGCGCGGAGACGTCTTTCGCGAAGCCTGGCAGGTCGCGCTCGCCATCTTTCGGGGCGGTGATGATGACCGGCTTCGGCGCGTTAGGCGCCTGGCGCTCGAGCAGCAGCGCGCGGAACTGGTCGATGCTGTGACCCTGGCCAACGGCCTCGGTCGCGAGATCGCGCTGCCCGAAACGATCGCCGAGGGCGATGATATCGGCAATGCGGGAGCGCTCCGCAACGAGCGGATCGGCGGTGACGGTGGTCGGTTCCGCCGGGGTATTTTCTTTGGGCATCGTGCTACCTCTAACAATTACGGTGTGCGTGGTTTCAGCTTGGGAACGCCCTACCCCGACGGACGGGTCAGCGGGCACGGAAACGACGGAAACCTCGAACGGTTGCCATCGGGTGACGCGGTAGTGATCGAGGCCGGCCTCGCTGCGCTCGAGCACCATTTCGAGCGGGATGTAACCGACCGAGACGTTCTGGCGGATGCCGTCGGCGATGTCGTTGAAGATCCGCGAGCCTTCGTCGCCTTTCGAGAAGCGGATCCGCGCGCGCAACTTGCGATCGGCGGCGAGCCATACCTCCTCGACGACGCCGACCTGCGACCAGGCCGAATGCCGCTCGTGCTGGATCAGCACCGGCGCGCCGGAGCGCATGCGCTCGAGGTCGATCGCCGCGTCGGTGTGGTCGAGCACTTCCATGCCGAACCATTGCCGGACGGGGTACTCGCTCGAGACCGCGATCTCGACGGTGCGGTTTTCCTGGTCGAGGGTTGAAAGGTCGACGCCGAGCGCCCGCGTGACTGGCGCGGACTGGAGCGTCCGCAGGACCGGCAGCGGGGCGCTAGTCGTCGTCGGGGGCGTCGTCGGCTTTGTCATCCGGCGGTTCCTCTTTCGATGGTTTGTGGATAGGCGCCAAGCCGAGCTTTCGGAGTTGCTCCTCCTCGGCTGCGATTTCCGCGAACACTTCGTCGGGGTCGTCGCCGTTGGCGCGGATGTACTCGGAGCGGGATTTCGTGCGGTTGCCGATGCTTTCCGAGGCGGCTTTCGAATCCTTGAGCGGATCCACCCAATCCCAGCCGCGTGCCTGCCAGACCAGCTCGGTCGAGCGTTCCAAGTCGCGCGGAGCGATCTTGATCACGTTGCGGAGAATCGAGGAGTTGAGCCACTCCTCGCCGACGCGCTCGAGCAGCTCGGAGATCGCGAACTCCTGGACGCACTTGTAAAAATCGCGCTCGTCCAGCTCGCCAGAGCGCAGGCTCGAGAAGCTGACGCCCTCGAGGTCATGCGCGAGGCGGTGATAACTCGGCCCCAGGCCGGCCGCCGCGTTGCGGTTGCCATCCTTCACGAATGCCGCGTAATCGCTGCCAGGCCCTTGCGTGTTCAGTTGCTTGAAGTCCACGCCGTAGGGCAGCAGCTTGCCCTCGCCCGGGGTGATCTCCTCCTCGATCGGCGGATCATCATCCTCGTCGGGCGGGTCGAGCCATTCCGCGTCCTGGACGTAGTGCCCAGTCAGCGACGCGGAGATCCGCGCCTTCACGAGGGCGGCTTGCCGGAACTCGTCCAGGTGATGCACGTCCAGGGCCGAGGCGTGCGTCCAGGTGAAGCCGCGCGACTGATGCGGGCGCCACGGGTCGAACGTGTGGATCATTTCGGTCGCGGGGATGCGGTCATAACGCTCCTCGGCGCGGCGAATGACGTCGCCGGGGTGATCGCGTAGCAGCCAATAGGCGACCGGCCGCTCCCAGTCGTCGAGCTCGACGCCCATGCGGATGCGGTTGCCGTTGTCGAGGAGAGTGTTTAGCGTCAGGTCAAGGCGATCGGCCTCGAGGATCTGCAGCGCGAAACCCCAGCGGTTCGACCAGTTGCGAACGATGCGGACCAGGACCTCGCCGTCGCGGGCGAGCGTCTCGACCCACAGCCACATAAACGTGACAAAGGAGTAACGACCCGCGACGTCGAACTGCCCTTTTTTGCAGAACTTTTTCCATTCCTTCTCGATCAAGCGGCGCGTGATGCGATCCGGAAGCCCGTCGGGAAGCACCGCCTTCGACTGCAGGCGGATGCCGTAGGGGCCGACGACGTTCTGCCGCAGCAGGCGATAAAAGCGCTTGAGCGTGGCCGTGTTGACCGACTGCTCGCGGGCGCGCTGCCTCAGCGTTTCGTGGTCGCCGAATATCGCCTGATTCGCGTCGGCATTGGTTGAACGGCGCGCCCAGGCTGCAGAGAGGCCACCGCCGCCCGCCATCTTGAACGAACGACTGCGGACCGTAGGCTCGCGGCGCTCGATCGGTGGCGGCGCTGAACGCTTGCCCCAGGTGCCGAACCATTTCAGCGGATTCATTGGGTTACCTCAGAATGCGCTGGATCGGACGACCCAGCGGCCAGCGGTTGCTTCGGGCGCGCTGGATCTCGCGCCGGTACTGCAGGCGCAAGGCGTTGAGCCGCTCGATCGGGATCCGGTCGAGCCGCTGGCCGTCGATCTCGTAGCTTTGTTGGTCCTTCGGGATACGCTTCTCGAGCGCCGCCTCGATCAGGGCGAGCATTCGCTCGGCATGCGTCCTGGCGTCGAGCGGGTCAGCCGTTTCGAGGTTCGGTGAAACCTCGAGCCGGCCCTGCCCAACCGTCACCCGCTCGTCGCCGTTGACCGCCAGGGCGACCCAGCGGTAAAGGCCGGGTGCCCATGTGGCCGTGGTGCCTGCCGACAGCTCGACGCGGTACGGCGCGCCGCCGATGGCGACGACCTGGTGACGCTCGGGGCCGGTGAAGACGTAGCGCAGGGACCAGCCCGCACTAGCCAGATAACCGGGCTCGAGCCGCTCCCAGGACACGGAGTCGCCGGCGTGTAGGGTTGTCGGTTCCATTGGGGGCCTATCGTGATTTTCGAATCACCTTGAAGCGGCCCGCGCGCGCCTTGGCCTTGGGCGCGTCTTCACGACGAGCACGGGGCGCAGGTTTCGGCGGGATCGGTTCGTCGGCGGCGATATGACGGATCAGTTCGATCGGGTCGGGGCCGGGGGCTGGGTCAGAGTCAGCCGCCTCGCGCACAGGCAACAAAGCGGGGGCCGCTTCGGGGCGCACTTGCTGCAGCAGCTCGGCGCGCGTCAGGGCGCCGGTGTTGCGCTTGTGCAGCTTGTCCCGCAGCGCGAGGATGTACTGCATCGCCTCGCAGTCGAGGTAATGGTTTTCGCCGACCTGGTGGAACGCACCGTCAGACTCGTGCCACTCCTCGCCGACCAGTTGTTTGCAATAGTCGTCGGTGACCTGCTGATGCAGCAGCCACCAGCCCGGCCGGATGTCAGGCCGACCGAAACGGCTATGGACCCAGCGTTTCGCGAGGGGTGAATCGAAGGCCCACCGGGCGTCGCCGCGCTTGCGCGTCTTGCCCTGTTTATTGACCTCGACCACTTCCTTTCGGAACGGCTTGTCGAGCTTCTCCCGGCCGCGCAGGGCGATCGCTCGCCCCTTGTGCAGGTTGATGAACGTATAAACCTGGTCGTCGCGGTAACCGATGTCGATGCCGGTCAGGTTGATGCCGTGCTCGCCGTATTCGTTGTCGATCAGCTCCGAGAGCTGGTCCCATACGGCGTCCTGATCCGTCTCGCCCCAAAGCTCGCCATGCTCCAGGAGCATCGAGCCGAGGCCGGCGAACCAGGCGCGCACGACGTAGACGAGCCGGTTTTTCTGGACGTCGATCGTGCAATAGATCCGCAGCGGCTCGAGCAGCAGCTCGCCCGCCTTGTAACCCCAGCACAGCGCGCGCAGTTCTTCCCAGCTCGGCGCGTCGCCCGCCTCGGCGTAGATCTCGCCGAATCCGGTGTTGTAGACGGCCAGCAGCTTGGCCGGGTCGTTATCGCGCAGGGCGGCCAGGAGCTTTTTCGCGAGGAAGCCGTAAGACTTTTTCACCGCGAACGAGCACAAGCCGGAAACCCAGTAGGAAAAATGCGTAAAGCCCGCCGTGTCGGCCGTGCCCTCGATCTTTCCGCCCTTGGCGATCGACTCGCCGGGCGCCACTGCGACGCCCCGAGCATTCATCCAGGGGCGGAACTTGTCCTCGATCATATCGCCGCAGCACGGGCAGACGAGCCGCGCATGCTTGAACGCCTCGTCGGGCGTGCATTCGTCCTGCGAGCCCTTGCCAGGCCACCAGAGCAGCCCCGACCAGGGCACGAAGTATTCGCTGCAGGTCGGACACGGGACCGCCCACTCGTGGCGGGTGCCAGATTGCCAGAGCTGCCAGACCTTCGAGCCGAGCTTTTTGACGTCGGTCGGCACCCAATGCCAGAGGCCGGTTCGCTCGTCTTTGCGCCGCTCGGCTTTGCCGTGCGTGGGCGTGGCGGTGTAACCGACTTTCGAGTCCGCGTAGGCGTCGCCCCGGGCCTCGATGATCTCGGTCGTGTCGCCCTCGCCCGTGTTGACGATTCGATCAACCTCGTCGACCAGGACCAGGCCGGCAGAGTCGGCGGCCAGCTCGGTCGCGGATCCAGCCCAGGCAAAACGGAATTTCGTGCCGCCGATCCACTTGACGGCTTGCGTGCTGCGGGCCTCGTATTTAATGGCCAGCGACTTGCACTCGTCGAACATGGCCATGAACTTCGGCTCGACGGTGCCGGTGATAAGCGGCTTCGTCGGGGCGACGTACAGGCACGGCGTCGGATCTTCGTCGAGACGGTGACCGATGACGTTTTCCATCGTCACCGACTTGCCCATTTGCGTGCCCATCACGAACGTGACACGCGAGAAGCACGGTTGAGCGAAGGCCCAGGCGACCGGGCGCATATATGGGTTCGTGTCAGGGTTGAACGGGCCAGGGATCGGCGCCGATGGGGGCATGATTCGCTTATCGCGTGCCCATTCGTCAGCGGTCCGAGGCGGCGGCGCCTGGACCATCTTCGCCGCTCGCTTGATCGATTTCGTCAAGGTCCGCAGCGAGGTCAGATGCTCGACGTTCGAGACGGTCGGCAGTAGCCGCGCGGATACGCCGCGTTTCCTCAAAAACTCGAGCTCGGATAGTGGCAGGGTCATCGATCACCGCCAGGTCGGCAGCGCAGCGCGAGGGCAGCGCGTCAAGTTGGGTCGCGTAGACGGCGGCGACGCTAATCAGAATTTGCGCGACCGCGTCGGCCGGCAGCAGGCGACCGCGTGACGTGTCGATTTCGATCTGCAGCTTTTCGCGGCGGGCCTTCTTGAGCAGGCGATCCTCGGTCGAGGCCGAATTGAGCCCCTCCTCGTCGTCGCCGTCTTCGCCCATTTCGCGTCGAACCTCGCGGGCGATCAGCCAATTGATCGCGGCCTCGCTGTCGATCTGGACCTCGACGCCCCGACCGCCACCGCCTGCCGTTGGCATGCCTTCCTCGATCAGTTTGGAGATCCAGCGCGGCGACTTGCCGATCAGTTCCCCGAACTCCTTTTTGCTGACGATCTTGCCCATGGGGAGAAAGGACCAAAGGAGTTAAAGAGCAAAGGAACAAAAGCGCATAAGTCCTTTTGAGCTTATCCGCTTTTGCGCCTTGGTGGTTTGGGTTGAGGCCCCGCCGCGTCTGGCTGCGGGGTCAGCCGAGCGATGCAGTCGGGCAGGGCCTCAGAACAGAAGAAAGGACCGGAAAACCGATCCGGAACACGCTCGAATCCCGCGAGTTCCACACCCGTGAGGGGGGAGGGGGCGGGGGAGGACCCAAAAGGCCCGGCGCGCTCCTTTTTTGTGCATCAGGCGCCGCCGCAACCGAGCGCGATCGCTTCGGAGCACGGACCGCCAGGACAGGCGCACGCCGAGGCGTCACCACTGACCGACGCGCACCGCTTCTCGAGCGTGGCGCGGATCTCGCCAAGGGCATCGGCCGCGTTCACGCTGCGCAGTTGATACAGCGTCTGCTTGAGCATGTAGCCCTCGAGCTCCCACAACTTCTCGCGAGCCATGGCGCGGGCTTGCTTGGTCGCGGCCTCGAGGCCGGCCTCATAGCGGAAGTTCGACGGACTGGCACAGCTCGAGAAGCCGGTCGCGACATAGATCCCGCCAGGCAATAAAGCCGAGGCCAGGATCACGGTCGTTCCTGGTATGTGATGAATGTCGAAGGTCAGCGACTCGACCAGGCTGTCGATACGCTGGGGAGTTATGCGGGGGGCAGTGAGACCGAGCGAGGCGATCTTCGTCTCGATCTGCTGTTCGTCTGGTGTCATGTGTGTCGCCTTGTGAGCTAGTGAAAGGAGGTGCTACCCCAAGGGTTATAACGGCCGAGCCGGAAAACCCAACTCAGCCGCTACGCATGCGCTGCAGCTCAGCCATTTCGGCCATTACCGCGCGGGTCGCCGCGCGGCGAGTTCGATAAAGCGGGCAGTGATCGCCGATGTGGTTCACCAGCTCGGGCCGCAGTCGATACGGATAGACCTCGCCCTCGGCCGGCCAATGGCCTCGCTTGCTAGTTACAAGGAATTCGAGGACCACCGGGCGGGCCAGCGGCTGCATATGGTCGACATACGAAACGAACACGGTATGCCCGGTGCGGATCTCGCCGGGACGGTAGGTCTGGCGGCGGCTCATTCGCGGCGCTCCTGGCCGGTTCGCACCTGGTAGTCGCGCAGCAGCTCGAGCAGGCTTTTCAGTTGCTCGGCGTTGCCGTTGCAGGTGGTGTAATTTCCGGCGACGGTTTCGGCGATGGTAGAGAGCGCAACGCCTGCGGGTCGCGCGTCAGCAGCTCCGGCAGAACCAGAGGGGGGCAGGCCTGCGGCTGCTGCGTCGTGCAACCGGACAAAGCCAGCAGGAACAGTGCAAGCGCGATCGGCTTCTGCAGAGACATAAACGGGCACCTCTTTGATGATTGTTCGGCCGGCCTTCTCGATCACCTGGACGCGGTCGACGTATTCCGTCACCACGCGGTCGCGAACCACGCCGAGCGCCTGGCCTTGCTCGAAGGCCTGGCGCAGTTGCGCGACCTCGAGTTGCTTTGCCTTGTCCTGCTCGTGACCAGCGCCGCCGAGCCAGCCGAGCGCGTACAGCAGCGCCGCGATCACCGCGACCGCTGCCAGTCCATAAAGTCGATTCATAAGCCCACCAGAAAGAGAGAGCGCTGCAGCTCGCGCCGGGTAACGATGCCGCCGCAGTTGTTCGCGACGAGTCGACAGTCACGGCCAGCGACGAACATCCAGCGGCGGAACTGTTCAGCCGCCGCAACGTAGTTTCCGGCGAGCGTCAGGCGGTACAGCGTCGAGCGCGCGAAGGCCGTGGCGCCGACGTTGTAAACAAAGTCGGCCATGGCGATCTTTTGCCAGATCGTTGCCGACGGCGCGGCGCGCATGACGAAGTCGACGGCGCCGCCGAGGTCGCCCTGCAGGTACGCCGCGCACTGCTCAGGCGTCGCCCTGGCACCAGGCCGGACGCCCTTCGTGTGCCCGGTGCAAATCGTCCAGACGCCACCGCTGTCGGGATAGGCCTCGAACTCCGTGCCTTCCATTTCCGGCGTGAGGATCATCAGACCGGCGATGATGGCGGAACGCTCGACCGGCGCGGACAGGCCCGCCTCGTTCACGGTGAAGCCTGCAGCGGCCAGCGACAGCGTCACGGCCGCGACGATTCGTTTAATCAGCGTCATCGCTTTCGCCCTCGCCTGGCTGGCCTCGAGCGCGCAGCATCTTGATCAGCGGCACGACCCAGCGGCGGCCGACCAGGTCGACCAGCAGCGCGAGGTAATAGAGCACGGGAATCAGCAGCGCCCAGGTCTGCAGGGTCACGCCGTAGATCGCGAAACCGGCTGCGCCGGGTAGCAGTTTGGCGCCCTCAACGGCGCCCAGCTCGGCAAGCGGCTGCAGTTTGTTGGCATCCATCGGGAGGCGTCCGGGAATAAAAAAGCCCCGCACAAGGACGGGGCGAAGGGATCCGAAAGCGAGAGGGCCAGCGGATCAGGGAGAGGTGCGCCGCTCGTGGACGCTTCGACCAGAAACGCAAAAGCCCGCACGTGGCGGGCTTTTGGTTTGCATGTGTCGCATTAGAGCAGTTATTAGAACTTAATCCGGACTTTTGCGCAATACCCCTTTTGCTCTTTTTCGCTAATGCTTAAATGTGCAAATGTTCTTTTGTTCTTTTATGGTCTCATAATCCAGCTCGAGCAGCGTGGCGTCGCCCCTGCGAACGATGTTCGTGTAACCAGCAGCCTCGCGCGAAAGATAGAAGTTCGGGCCGTCCGGCCCGCGATAGTCGACCAGGTAGCCGACGTGCTCGCGGTACCACATTAGCGGGTCAGTGCAGCGGTCGATTCGCAGAACCTGGCGCGTCATCGCAGCGCCCTCACCCATCCAGCACGGGCGCCCTCGATCGAGCGATAGCCCGCATCGGAGAAGCCGCACGAGCAATACGCGCCCCACAGGCCGTCGCGCTGACGGAAACGCGGCAACGGGGCCGCCTTGCAGCCGTGCCGAGGCATATCCGAGTCATTGATCAGGTTCCAGGAAGCCAGCGCGCGCGACTCTGACGTCGTCAGCTCGCCGCGATGCTTGCATCCAGCGCAGGCATAGACCCTCACATCACTGCTCGGGTCGAGGCGGCGCGCAGGAATGGCGCCGCATTGCGAGCAGGCAAGGGCGGCCATCACAGCCCCCTATCGAGCAAAACGAAGCCATAGCCGCGCATGGCCTTGCAAAGTGCCGTCAGCGCATCGCGATCGAGCTCTAGCAGAGTCTCGCGTAGCGCCTGCCAGCGGCCGGCCCAATGCTTGTCCCAATTTGCCACGCTGACACCGAGCAACTGCTGCAGGCGGGACGGCTGATGCAGCACCTTGCCGCAGTTCGCGGCCCGCTTCACGTCTTGAACGGCCAGGTGCGCCAGGCTGCGGACCTTCTGCAGCGTCTTCGCCTGGATCTTGCCGAGCGTTGGCTCGTGGCGCGCCCACAGGGCCGCAACAGCGCCCGCCTCGTCGTCCCACAGCTTCGAGTCGGCGTAGGCGTAGCGAATCCAGTGCTGCAGCTCAGGCGGCAGGCCGGCAACGGCGCGGACGACGTGAGCGTCCTGAAAGGCGAGCGGACCGAGGGGAATCGAGGCCTTCTTTTTCGGGCGGGTCTCGCTGGCGATCACGCGGGTGGTTCCTTTCGCCAGGCTGGCGACGTATGCGGCGGGGAGGCGCCCGACGTGATCACCATCCTCGGCAGGGCACTCGCGCAGCGCCTCGAGGTGCGCCGGGAAGGCCTCGCGGGTGTTTTCGGTCGTGTACTGGCCGACGAACTTGCCGTCGTGCTCGCGGAAGTGCTGCGCGCCCAGGAAGGCGCCGAGGACGAGATCACGCATGACGGCGCGGTCGTGCTCGAACACCTCGGGCAAGGGGCGTGGCTTGATCTTGGCCGACGGCTTGGCCGGGCTTTCGGTGCGGTCCAGGACATAGAGCGCACCGGAAACAGGGCAGGCAGACGAAGCAACGGGACGGCTAGACAGACTCAGCGTCTCCATTGGCTCGACTCCCTTTCGGTGAAGGCCTTGCAGGGCGCGCAGTGCTCTGTTCCTGGCATGGCGAGCATGCGGTCGAGACTCAGAGGCTTACCGCAGCCACTGCAGTGCGTGGCCGGCGCAAGCACGACCAGGTCGGCGGGAGTGGCCAGGCGAGAGGCACGCGCGTCCATGAACGCGGCGCCGATATCGAGCTGCAGGTCGGTCATAAAGTCGCAGGCGTCAGGCATGGAAAAGCCCCAGCGGCGCGGATCCGACCGAGCCGTGCAGGAGGTCGCGCTCGATCAGGCCGGCGAACTCCTCGCAGACCTTCTCGAACAACGTCTGCCACCAGGCCTCGGCGCCTTCCTCAGTCATCGCGTCAAAGAACGCGGCGGCTTCGTCCGCCGATTCGAAGTGCTTCACCGCCGAGCCTCGAGCGCCGAAAACTTCGCCCTCGATCCGGACTCGGTTCACGCCCGACAGGCGCTCGTTTGTGATGCGGAATTTCACGTCGCCGGTCGGCTTGAAGAACTTCGATTGCACGCGCCAGCTCATTCTGCGCCCTCCTTTTTCCGTGACGGAAAGGCGAGTAACGGCCTGTAATCGTGACAGTCACGCCTAATCTGATCGGCCACATTGCGGGCCACTAGGGTGACGAACTCGGCCCACTGCTCGAAACCCTCGGTCTGGCAAATCAGTTCGAGGTCGTCGCGCGTGCCCGGGTATACGTCGAACTTGTAGGGGAGGGACTGCGCGCGCACCAGGCTCGCGCCTTCGGCAGTGCGCTTGCGTTCTTGCCGCCTGCGGGCGAGCTCGCGCTGCCGCTCGGCAGGACCCAGCGGCTTGCCGTCTGGACCCATAATCACGGTCGCATGCCTACCCATGGGCCACCGCCTTCGCGAAACGCTCCAGACGGGCCAGATCCGGCAGCGATCGGCCAGTACCAACGGCGACCGACGCGAGCTCGCTGATCATGCTCAGAACGGCGTCGAGGCCTTCGCGCAGCATCAGGTCGACCGCATCCGGGTCGTCGCGGAGCGAATAGCTCCCGTCATGGGCCGGGGTCGCGGCAGCGACAAAGGTTCCGAACTCCTGCAGCACCTTGGCCAGGTCGGACGGAACGGACGATGTGCGGGCCTGATAGGCGATGCGAGGAGCGCGAATATCAAGGCCGCCGACGAGCTCGATGCATTCACGACGAACGTCGTCAGCGATGCGAGCCGGTAGGCAACCGATCCAGGTCCATTTCCATTCGAGAGGGAACGAGCTCGTGCCGTTGAAGATGCGGCCGAGGCGTGTCGCCCAGGCTTTTCGCTCTTTCAGATAAGCGGCGCCGTCTGACTCCTCGAGGGCGACCTCGATCAGCCCCTCGGCGATCAGTGTGGGGGCTAGCAGCTCGTGCGCGAACCGCTCGACGTTCCACTCCGATTGCATGAACCATTGGTTCGTGTGCCGCAGCACGATTTCCCGTTCCGTCCTACCCTGCATAGCACTTTTTCTCCCGAAAAGTGTCGGATGTCGTTATAGCGACATCTTCGGGATTCCGAATAAAAAGATCAACTAAAATTCAGGATACCGAGTGGAATCCTTATCGATTCCGAACGGAGAATAAGCAAGGGACTGAGAGGGCCACCTATGAAAGATATTCAGCACATCGGGCCGGCCATAAAGGCGCGGCGGCAGGCGCGCGGATGGAGCCAGTCGGCGCTATGCGAGGCAGCAGGGAACGCGATCAATACGAGCACGCTATCGACGACCGAGAACGGCATGAGCCTGCCCAACGTGATGGCCGCTTATGCGGTGGCGAAAGCGCTTGGCACTACCGTCGAGGCGCTGATCGAGGAAGCGACCAATCCGGGCGCCGTTCGGAACCCCACAGAAACCGCCGAAAGGGTACCCGTCGTACCGTGGCACATGGCGGCCGAATGGAAGCTAAACCCCGATATTACGCGGCTTCCAGCGAATACCCCGTGGGTTTTACCGCCTGAGAATTCGACGCCCGGCATGTTCGCCCTGGTCGTGCCTGATGACACCATGCATTCACCCAGCGGCTTGGCGTTTCCAGCCGGTTCGACCATCTTCGTGAACCCTCGGCGCGTGGCCGATGCGAACGACCTGGTCGTCGGCTATACGCACAAGGCCGAGGAGCTGACGTTTAAAAGGTTGATCCAGGACGGAGCACAGCGGTACCTTCGACCGCTAAACCCTCAATTCCCGATGGTCTCGATCGACGGTAATTTCCAGGTTGTAGGGATAGTGACGGGCATGCGAATGATCATCGAAAAGGGGGTCATTCGATAAACGGAAAAGTCAAGGTTTCGGTATTCTGAATAAATGACGTAGACTGCGGCCACCCCGCAGTTAATAGCTTTGCAAGGCACCAAAGAAAAAGCCCCGGGGTCTGGTAACCCCGGGGCCTTATTCGAATGACTGCCGACCCCGAAAGGGTGCAACAGTAGAGCTCAACTTTTGGCGAATAATCTGTTTTGCGGGCAGGTTATCCAGTTGTAGCCAACAGCGAATGTTGAAGCTCAAGTGTAGCACCACGCGGTCGAGTGTCTAACGAATGTTCTTTTGTGCTTTTGCGTTTTTGCGCAAAGGAACAAAATGCACAATAGGAATGACAACGCGAGCGCCCTGGCCCGTTTCTACGAGGAACGGTTCCGCTCTGACCCTTATGCCCTGGTCGATTATTTCGAGCACGACATCGCCGCCGCTGCGGCAGACGTCGGCATTAAATGGTCGGCGCTGCAACGCGACATCACTTGGGATGGCCAAAAGACTCGCCCCAAAGGCGCGGCATCGGTCACTGACAAGGCCCACCGGGGCAAGGTCATGGCGTGGGCCTCGATCAAGCGGGCCGACGAGTTCGAGTATCCCTTCGTCAACTTCACGAACAACAATCCGGCCGTCGGCAAATCGAGCTGGTCAGGCTTCGCGGCGCTGCTCGAGCTTTTCCGCGAGCAGGGCGGCACGGCTACCAGCAAGAAGCATGACGAGTGGCTGAAAAAGCAAGAAGCCGAGCGCGCCACGCGCGAGGCGGCACGCAAGGCCGCCGAGGAGAAGGCCCGCAAGGCCGAGGCCCTGGTCCATGGCGAGCGCCTGGCCTACGAGTCGGCCTGGCACTGCGGCGGACGCCATGCCTACCAATACGAAGCCGGCGGCAAGATCCGCGATGGCTTCGTCGAGCTGATCAGCGACGAGGACGGATCGGCCCCCTACCTGGTCGCCAAAGGCGTCAGCGCGGTTGTGTCACGCTTTCAAATGAAGCGTATGCGTGACGGTAACGGTTATTTTACAGCCGTTCCCCTGTACAACATCGACGGCCTGTTCCTCGGCCTGCAACGCCTCTACGCCAACTTCAAGCTCCAGGGCACCGGCGTGAAGATGGACGGAGCGCACTGCATCATCGGCGAGCTCGAGTCGGCCGAACTGGTCTATGCCGCCGAAGGCTTCGCCACCGGCGCAAGCGTCTGGCTAGCAGAGCACGAGGCCGGAAATAACGTCGCGGTGATCGTGACGTTCAACGTCGACAACCTGAAAAAGGTCGTCGCCGCTTACGCCAAGCGCTGCCCGAACCTGCAGATCCGCAACGCGGTCGATAATGACCAATGGAAGCCGGTCGCAGGTAACGCCGGGATGCTGGCCGCCCTCGAGCTCGCGCGCGACTGCAACTCGCCGGCCCTGGTGCCCAATTTCGACGCCCTCGGCGCCGAGGCGATCGCCAAGTTCAAGGCCGACAAGAAAGGCCCTACCGACTGGAACGACTACCACCTCGCTTTCGGCTTGAAGGCCATGGCAAAGGCCATGCGCGCCCGTTCTACCGTGTTCAAGCCTTACAAAGACTGGTTCGCCTACACCCTGCAGCGCCTCCAGTTCTCCGGCGTAACCGCCGAGAAGGCCGCGCGCCAGGCGATCAACGCGGGCATGTTGCTGGTTCCGATCAAGTATTCGGGCGAGGCCGTTCTCAAACTGGTGATGGAGCATATCCCGGAAGGCCCGAAGGTCGACCGGCCGAAGCTGCGCTCGTTCTGCCAGTGGCTCGCAAAGCAGAAGATCACCCAAGCCGCCGAGCTGCGTTCGTTCTCGCCGGCCACCCTGGCTAAGGGGCACATTCAGCACCTACGCATCGAGGGCGTGCGCCAGGCGCATGGCAACGTCGAGATCCCCGCGCACCTGGTTCACCTGATCGAGTCGATCGAGGGCTGCATCATCCTGCGCGCGCCCATGGGCAGCGGCAAAACCGAGAAGGTCATCGCGCCACTGATCCGCGACGCCGCGAAGGGCGCCTATGTTGCCCACCGCGTCTCGCTGCTCGACGACGCGGCGGCACGTTTGAATCGGGTCACTGACAGCCAGGGCAAGGCCGCACGCAACCGCGACGGCAGCTATAAAACCGACGGCCTGGTCCACCACTATAAGCAAGTTATGGCCGCCTGGATGCGCGACGTCTCGCACCTCGCCTGCTGCGTCAACTCGATTACCGCCCCAAAGTTCTACAACGCCGACGAGCGTTCCTGGTTCACCACCGTGGACACCCTTTGCATCGACGAGGCCGGCCAGGTCATCAGCCACGTCGCCTCCGGCCCCGTCGAGGGTCGCGTCCGCGTTTACGACGCCCTGATCGACGCCGTGCGCGACGCGAAGCGCGTGCTGCTGTGCGACGCCGACGCGAACGACAACGTCGTCGAGTTCTGCGAGCTCGCGCGCCCTGGCGAGAAAATCACCATCATCGAAGTGACCGGCAGCGCCGAGCACATCCGCGTCGACCACTCTGACGACGAAACCGTCTGGCAGGTTGCCCTCGACTGGATCTCGGCAGGCAAACGCGTCCTGATGGCGAACGACTCGGTCGAGAGCTGCAAAAAGCTCGCGGCCGTGATCGAGGAACGCCAGGAAGCGGGCGAGATCAAGCCTGTTCGGATGCTGGTCGTCCACCAGGGCAACAAAGGCGAGCCAGAGGTCGCCGCGTTCCTGCGCGACCCCGACGGCGAGGCCGTGAAATATGACGTCCTGATCTACTCGCCGGCCATCAGCTCCGGCGTGTCGATGACCTTCGGCGGCTCCGCGCACTTTGACCATCACGTCGGCCTATTCAGCGGCCAGACCGTCAGCCCCTCCGATGCGATCCAGATGCTTCGACGCGACCGGACAGCCCGTCACTACCTGGTCGGCCTCGGCCACGCGTCAGCGCAGCGCCAGACCGACAGCGAGGCACTTTATCGCGGGATGCTGCAGGCCGACGAGCAGACGTTCGGCTTCGAGGAAGGCGAGGGCGAGGTCCGCTTCGTTCGCAAGAAAACCGCCTTCGACATCACCTACCTGGCCAGCACCACCAGCGAGAACCGCGCGCGGAACGATTTCGCGAACAATTTCCTGCTGATGCTGATCAGCGATGGCTACCAGGTGCATCGCGCCAACCTTGACGACCCGGAGCGCACCAAGGAATCGCGGGCAAACCGCGAGCTCGGCGCCGTCCTGGTGTTCGAAAAGCGCATGGATCTGATCAACAGCGTCGAGACCCCGGACGACGAGACGTTCGCACGCCTGAATCGCCAGGAGGTGCGCAGCGAGCGCGAGAGCGCCCAGGTCGACCGCTACCACATGGCCAATCAACTCGGCGTCGACGAGCCGACCCCGGACGACGTAGCGTTCTATGACGACCGAGGCATCAGCCGCGTCGTCGCTATGGAGCTGCTGCAGTCGAGCGAGGAGCAAGCCCAGGCCTACGACCAGGCGCAACGCAAAGCGCGCGTCGTGCTGACTCAGCACCGCTACAAGTCGGCGGCCCGCGCGTTTCTGGTCAAGACCTTCGAAACGCTTGGCCTGGACCGCTTCACGGGCGAGGGATCCTTCACCGTCGACCAATGCCGCCAGATCCTCGCAGAGATCCGCGCGGATCAAGCGAGCCTCGACCTTTACAACGCCCTCAAGCTGGGGCGCCTGTTGCCCTCGCTGACGGCCAAGGCCTGCGCGACGACGGTCGTCAAATCAATCATCGAGCGCCTCGGCGTCAGCGTGCATAAGCGCAAGACGAACGGCCGCAATGTTTTCGAGATCGATGCCGATACCTGGCAGGTCATCATGGCCTACGTCGAGCAGCGCGCGGCCATTGGCGTTCACTCCCTGGCCACACACGAGACGGCGGCCCCCTACGAGCCGAAAACCCTCGAGCAGCCTGCAGGCGAAGCCCCAGCCCAGCAGGGCGCCCTCGAGCGCGACAGGGACACTTTGCAGGGAGAGGTTAAAGACTCCGAAGAAAAGTATCCCTTGAGCCTTGCGGAAAAAATCTACGCGGTCGCTGTTCGCTGTTCAAAGCCCCTCGGTATCCCGTTGGCGCAGGTTGTGGGGGCGTTTCGACGGGACATCCTCGAGGACTGGGTAAGACCAGGCGCCGACGAACGGAGAATCGGGTTTGAACTCGAGTACGTGGCGCGGCTGATGCAAAAACCCGCGCTGTGATACTGTATGCATAACCAGCACGGCCATTTGAAATTAGCGAGCCAAGGAGTAGGAAACGTGCCAATTCTCGACATGATGGACAACACAAGCGCGGGTATCCGCAGTGCCTTGGCGATCAGCCAAATGCTCGGGTTAAGCGCTCACCAGCTCACCCAGGAAGAGCTAGCCGAAGGCCTGGCCGTGCTGCGCGAGAAGCTGCAGCAGGTCGAGCAGTTGCACGAGGCCGCCTACTCCGTTGCGGCTCAAAAAGAAATGCCGGGGCAAGCCCCGGCATCTTTTCACCTCGCCAGCGTCAAGACGCTGACCCGATAGCCTTCTCGTAGACCTTGTGCATCGCGGCCATACGATCGCCGTCGACGACCGTGGCCAAGTCAACACCGTTGACGCGGGCCACGGCCTGCCACTGACCATCCTCGAGCTGGTGAACGGTCAGATGCGGTTTAGCCTTGGCCACCTCTTTCGGAACCGGCGCCGCGACCTCGGCGATGCCACGGTTCGGAATGGCCAACGCCTCGCCCGCGATCTCTAGATATTCCTTGATGTTGGGCCGGTAGCTGCCGACGTTGGTCTGTATCGCCTTTTGTGAGATCCGCGCCTCCGGCGCGGCTTTGACCGTTTCCTTAACCCATTGGTGGATCTTGTGCAGCGACGAGCTCGCCTTTATCCGCTCGTGCCCGTTGAGGGACTCCAGCGCCTCGAGGCGGCTTGCCCACTTGCCCGAAACCTCGGCCACTGGCCCGGACGGCTTTGTGTAGTCGAGCTTAAACGCCTTGTAGCTTTCCTGCGTACTCATGTCCTCGTGGCCGAGCATCGCCTGCCAAAACACGGTTTCGTTGACCTTTTTCCACTTCGGATCGCGCGCATAGTGCAGCTCGAAAACGGCCCGCGCCCATATCTTGCGGCTGTCCTTGAACACGCGGCGCGGGTCGTTGAATACGCGCTTTGTCAGTTGGTTCAGGTTGCTATGCACCCGATTGTTCACCGCGACGTTATCCATGCCCTGCAGCTCCTGGACCTCGGGCAGATCCCGCAGCGCCTTGATCGAAGCGAGCACCAGGTCAGCGGAAACGAGGGTATAGATCCGATAGCTGTCGGAGTAATCGACGCCCTCGCGGCGCTTGGCCTGGCCGGCGAATTCGAGCTCGAACTCGCCCGCCTTCTTGAACCGGCCCAGCTTGAGCACCTCGATTTCGCGCCGGCCGGTCGCCAGGGCGATGCCGAGGGTCAGATGCGAGAAGTAGGGCGAGACGGTGCCGTCGCCGCGCAGTTGCTGCGCCGACAGCAGTTCGTTGATCGTGGCCATCAGCCAATGAAAATTTATCTCGACCGAGTTCGTCGCCTGGACCTCGAGGCGCTCGACCGCCTCGGACGCGAGCTCGGCTTTCGTGGCGGCTGGAAGGGTCAGATGCCGCATGATCTCGTGGTCGAGCTTGAGCGTGCGGATAGCCTCGTAGGCGTCGTCGTCGCGAGCCCTGCGAACCTCGGTCAATAGGTCGCGGTGCGCGAATCGCAGATCCTTGATGTCGGCGTGATCGAGCATCGCCTGCAGCGCCTCGGCCCACTGAGGATGCTTGCGGGCGATGCGCCCGACGGACTCCTCGAGCGCGTGATGCCGCCAGTTCTGCGCGGTGACCGCGTTGCGGATGATGGTCAGATAACGGCGGTAGCTGGCCGGCGCGAGCTTGTCCTCGTCCTTCCGGCGGCGATCCTCGTACAGACCGTTTTTGATGCGATCGGCGAGCCGAGCCAGGCGCTTCGTTTTGTCGCCGCGGCTCAGTTGCACGTCGCCATCGATAGCGCGAACGCCGTCCAGCAATGTGCGAGTTACGTCCTCTAGATCAACCTTCCTGCCCATCTTCGTGCCTCCTTTGGCATACACCGTTAAGCATAGCGGCAATTCTACAGCCTGCATTCATACACCGCAACGCATTTATCATGCAACATACACCTTTGCGCAAAGTACATAAATGCGTCAAGGTGTATATATGTGCAAAGGTGTATGCACCCTATGCGCCTTATATAC